AAAAAAGATGCGTCATAGTACTATGTGGAATGTTGTGAGTAGGATGTCTTCGGGTATTTTTCCAGATTTTTGGGCTTTACAGAATAAGTTTAGAGGCGCTGCGATATTTATAAATGAACAGTTAGCGAAGGGTAATAAACAATCAAAAAAAATGTATGAATCAATAGAAAAAATGTCAAAAATGAAAGAAATGTCTGATGCAATGGATATGTTTAAAGACGATTTATTTGGTGGAGAGGATTTTAGTAAACGTACAAAAAAGGATTTACAGGGATTAACTAAGACTTTAGAAAAACATTTTAAGGATTTTAAAGGCATAGAACATTATCTTTTTGGAGATAAATTTGATGAAACAAAAAAGGCTCATTTAGTGCGGTTGTTAGAAGTTACTAAAGGAACGTTAAGCGGTCAATATCAAAAAATTCAATCTCAAAAAGATATTGCTGAAGCAAGAATACAGGAAATGGAAGATTTTGATGAATATGTAAAAAGTCGGGGTTTAAAAAAAGGGGACAGGACTATATCTCCATCTATGGAAAATCCTGATAGTCCTTTCTTTTTACTTAGAATGAAAGTTTTACGTCTTCAATTTAAAGCAAATACTATGTGGACTAAAATTAAAAGTTTTGATTATATGAATGCAATAAAGGGGGCGGGTATATTTTTCTTTAAAGCACTATTAGCCTTTAGTGCAATTGTTTTAGGTTTATTTATGTTAAAGAAAAGTTTTGATTTGTTAAAAGAACCTTTGGGAGAAGCATTTGAATCAATAAAAGAACAAGTAATGTGGGTTTTGGGTGGAATATTTAACACACTATCTGATTTAGGAAGTGCCTTTGTTTTATTGTATGATGGGTTTGCTAATGGTGAGTTTTTCACTGTTATTGACGCACTATTACAAATTTTTGCAGGGGTTTTTAAATTAGGATTACAAGTATTAGGGGGAATTATTTGGCTAGGTGTTTCTTCTATTGTTATTGTTCTAGGTGAACTATTAGAACACGCTGTAAGTAGCAGTACGAATTTTTACAATACTGTTACAGGAATATTATTGGCTGTGGGGGTAGTGGCAGGTTATCTTGTGTTTATTGGTTCGACAATAGCAGCATTGCCATACTTAATAGTAGCCGGAATAGCGGGTGTAATAATGTTGGGAATTAAAAGTATTATGGGTTTTTCAACAGGGGGGATAGTTAATTCGGATATGCAAATAGTTGGAGAAAGAGGTGCTGAATTAGTATCTTTACCTAGAGGTTCTAGGGTACATTCTAATGCAGATAGTAAAAGAATGTTAGGAGGTTCGGGTGGCAATACAATTAATGTTCATGTTAATGGCAGAGTTGGTGCATCTGATGCAGAAATACGAGATATAGCAAATAAGGTTGCTAGAGAAATTAATCTAAGAATGAGCAGAACAGGTAGTGGGGTGAATAACTTTTGAGTGCTAAAAATCCAAACAAAATGGTGATGTTAGAATTATCTAGAAGAAACGAAATCGGTAGTGATAGTACTACTAACAGAATACCTTTACATATTGAATCCATCACAATTAATACAAATAAAACTGTACCTAATGTACCAATACCATTTACAGGTGCAATAAAGGGAGAATCAACTAACATAGCATTTGATATGGGTCTTGCTTCTAAAACAATAGATTTACAGGGTGTATTAACAGAACAAACTATAACTAAACAATCTTCATCAACGGGTAGTGTTAAACAGGTAGTTATGACTTCATTTGAAATAGCACAATTAATACATTCATATGCAGATTCTAGCAGTTTACAAAGAGACCAAAATATTAACAAAATATTGTTCTTTTATCCTAGTAAGGTAGATAATGAGTTTGAGCAAAGAACAGTAAAAAAAGATAATACTACTGTTACTAAAGAAGTAATGGAAACTTTAGATATATCCGAAGTTCCAATTATACCGTTCACATTTAAAAATAGAGCGTATGACAATTCCTTTGCATTTGGTACGGGGAATACAATGGATAGTCCATCAACAGTTTTTGATGTTCAAGATAAAGAAGGAAATCGTATTGACATATCTAATAATCATACGGGTGTTTCGGGTTTTATACGTTCCTTTACAACCAGTATAATTGCTTCTGAGTTTCCTAGTATTGGTTTTAGTTTAAACTTTGAAGAGGCAACGGTAATAGGCGATAATTTCTTTGATTGAGGTGAAGAAAAATGGCTAACGTATATATTGGAGATTCTAAAGCATTAGTCTTTCCTGTTATGTGTGATGGTTATTTAAAATTAGATGCCGATACAGTAGGTACAGCCACGTCTAAAGGCAACTTTTGGAATCATACTGATAACTTTACCATTGAGGCAATTATAACACCATATGACGTTAATGGAAACGGCCATGCTTCTGCTGATGTAGATACAAAAACTTCTACAAGAACTCCACCAAGCCCTGCCGAAGATGAAATAGAAACTAACTTTCAAAGCGCTAGGTATTTTGGAACAGGTAATTTGTTAACAGACCACATAACAAATAGATTATCTCATAAAATGATGTTATTTTACAATAATAAGTTTAAGTTTTATTTACAGAATACTACGACTACTAATTATAATCAACCTGCTGAATATAAATTGTGTGTTGATTTTACAAATACTTCGGGATTGACTACTACTGTTTCTAGCGATAATTCTATTATAACTGCTGTTAATACTTTACACGGTTATTATGATTCTAATGGTTATTATGAAAAACATAATACTAGTTTGACTAAATTAACTTCTGTTGCTAGTATTACAGGTGCGTTACTTACATTTACTTCGGGAACGGATGCTGAAAAATTAGTAATATTAGATGAATTAGGGGCGAACAATAGTGGAGGTACTGAAATATTTAATAGCAGTGGTGTAAGTTTAGGAAAGGTTTTGAGTAAAAATACTTTAGGAACTAATCGTAGTGCTACATTATCCCTATCTCAATCTTCTACAATTACAGGAGATGTGTATGTTTCTCAACCTAGAGAAGCACTGTATTTAGAAGAAGTTTACAAGGTTTCTTGTTCGTATAGAAAGAACGGTCAAATAGAATTGTATGTTAACAATCAATCTATTAAAACTCAAACTCTTTCAGTACCTACGTTTGAGTTTGATTCAACTACCAATAATGGTGAATCTAGAATAGGTAAAGGGACTCTTACTAGTGAACAATTTATGGGAGAACTTTTTGAAATCTCAATGCACAAAGGAAAAGAACCAAGTTTAACACTCAATACTTTAACACCTAGTTACAGTAACATTTTATTTTATTATACATTTGGTGAGTAAATGTCGGGTCGAATGCTATTTCCTTTGAATACAGGTGTTAGTGAAAATGAAATAAGTATTAGCAATGGGTCTAATATTTACCGTAGTAGAAATAATACTAATAACAAAACAAAGGCTTTCAAAAATGTTTCAGTTAATCCTACATTATATACAGCAGGTTTAGAAAATGAAACAGGATATATAACAGCAAGTCCTGTTGAATCCATTATATTTACTGAAATAAGAAAAGCACCTAGAAAGGATGGAACAGTTCAAACAAAGATAGTAGCCACTACAAATAAAGAAACAACACCATCTTTCAAGGTAAAAATATATGATTCTAAGTTTGCCGATGAAACTGTTAATAATATTGCTACTAACCTACGAGCAACTTATCATTCTAGTTTAGATTTTCCTCCTAATAGAGTAGGTTTTGATATAGAAGACCATGATTATTTTATAATTTTAAACCATGATATTGTTGATACTGCAAGTGGTAGGGGGGTTGATTCAGTTAATGCTCATTTTGCTAAAATAACTAGAATAGTTTCCTTTGATGAGTTTGGTGATGGTGTAGAGTTCAGTCCTAAATATAATGGTGAAATACCAAAGGGAACTAAGTTTGAAATATACAAAGGTGCGGCAAAAACAGATACAGATTTGGTAGCAGTATCATACGGTCTTAGAGGGGATTCGTCTGCTACAACAGATAAATATGATAAAATATGTAACGTAAATACCCCTACGTTTTATTTTTATAATGATAGGTTGGAAGAAAAAGACCAATTAGATTATAATGAAAAATATACTGTAACATCTAGTAGGACTTGGAATAATAGCGATACTATTACAGCAATAAATGTTGTAGGGGGACATACCCAATATCAAGCAGGTGGTACTAATAATTACTTTACAGTTTCTTCTGCACATTATGATGATTTAGCAGAAGGTATGTCAATATTTAATGGAACAAGTTATTTAGGAAATATAGAAAAATTATATGGTAATGATAGATTTTATATTGACTTTTACAGACCTTCTTTAACATTATCTGCGGGTAACGGGTTAAATATTACTTTGAACATAAACGAAACTGTACAAAATGTAGTGTTCAAAACGGAAAGAAAATATGACAATACCATACAAAATAAAGGCAGAGGTTTAATGGATGCTATATTGGTTGATAATGTATTAGTTGATGATGAAGATGATAGTAATTTTGACCCTTTATATTGGAATAAAGCGTTTCCGCTAATGAAAAGAAGTTCTACCGATTCATATGATTTTTCCGGTAATGTTTGGACTGAAAGTGAAAATTTAAACGGGGCTATGAAATATATAACATTTGAAACTGCTTCTTTAAAGAATGATAAAATTCCTACAACACTAGATACAATAGTAAATAACCCTAAAAATAAAATGAGTAAAATGGCTACTGTTCTCACTTTAGATAATAGTGGAACTCAACATTTGAAAATTACAGAAGATTCTAAAATGGTAGTTAGAAATGGTTTATTTTCAGATAGTATAAAACTTAAAAAAATAGAACATACTGTTACTTCAACTGCATATGAAACTAATGTTTTAACTATAAATGGATTAACAGGAGAGTATGATTATGCTTCTATTCTAGCCGATGGTACTATTATAGAAGTTGAGGGGTATAATTATGTGGTATCTAATGTTGCTACAAGAGACTATACTATTACTACGCAAAAAATTTATTTAGATGCTATTAAGCCTGTTAATAATAATGTTTTTGTTACTCAACAAGGTGGGTTAGGAGGAAGTAATGCTGTTAAAATAGTAACGAATGTTGATTGTTATATAGTTCCTTATTCTAACAATAAACTAAATGTTGAGTTCGCAGCCGATACAACAGTAAGACACGACCAAAGCGATAGGTTGACTTTAGATAATAGAACGATAGAAGTTAAGAATACAAAATTATACAATTCAAGGTTATCAATAACTAATAAAAGAGGACATGATTTAAGAGTAAATTATGGAGACAAGACACATAAATATTTAACTGTTTTAGAACCTACAAAACAATATTATCAGAAAACTCCTATTTCTAGAATGTATTATTACAATGGTAGTTTCACATTAAATGAAGAAATATTCAACGGTAATGTGGAAGATATAGAATCTAAAAATGAAAATGGAATGATGACTTATACTATTTCAGGAAGGGATGAAGTTGCTAATTTACTTACGAATACTGTAAATAAAAATTTAAACTTTACAGATGATATAGTATATTCAACGTTAAATCCTCATATAGATAATATTACTTCTTTTCATAATTCAAGAGGAACAACTGTGAAAGATACGACAATAACAATAGAAGTTGACGGACATCAGACCTTTACAAAATATACATTATTCTTTAATTCATCTTATGAATTATTAGGAGAGTATAGTAGTGGTTCTCACTCAGGAGATAATAGCCTTGCATCGGGTAGTGAAAAAACTATTATTACATTGAAAGACAAGGCATATGCTTCGATAGCAGATAATACTAACATATATTATTACAATCCATTAGATAATTCTTCTAGATTTATTTCGGGTGTAAAGGCACTAGCAACTAACGTAAATGAAACAACTAGACCTACTGATTTCACAAATACTTCTGAAAAAGGATTAATTTTCAATAACGGATTAAATTTTACATATGATTCTAGTGCTGATTCGGGAAGTAATAACGGATTTACTTATTCAGATTTAAAATTAACTTCTAATAATGGTTCTTTTGAAACGGATGGTTCTTATGGTTATGATATATTGAAACCTTCAAAGGTAAATAAAAGAAATATTGTTAGTAATGGCATAAACGTTGATGAAGATATGCCTTCTAGTACATATTTATTAAAAATAGGAAAGGAGAAAGAAACTAGTATAGAATACACACAAAAAAATATTGTCTCATCAGAAATGTTTCATGTAATAGATGTTAATGATGTTAATGATTCTAAAAATATAATAACTGTTGCACCTAATTTTCCAATAGCATTAGGGGTACAGGATAATAATACATATGATAATAGGTTTTTATCACCAATAAATGATACTCTTAGCCACCACGCAGGTTTTTATTTATTGAATAGTAATCTTCCTTCAGGTGGTTTTGTGCATAAATTAAAACATCAATTTCAACATTATTTTGCACCCGAAGATACCTACAAGTTTATTGATTTACAATCATTTGAGAATCAAACTCTAATACCTTATGATTCATATACTTCTAATAATATTTATCAATCTGCTAAAAGGAAACATAAAATCAAAGGATATACAACAGGAATTAAGGTGTTGCCAAACGGCCAAAGAGATATGGCAAGTAATTATTCAGATATAACTTGGTTTAGCAGAGCAGATGGAACTAAAAATGTAGACACTACTATTACTTTAGGTAATATAAAAGATTTAGTTAACAATGATTGGAGAGCAAGGCCATATTCTTTGTATGCTACGGGAGACCTATATCCTACTTCAAAATTAAGATTTAACAATATATCATTTTCTGATAGGTCTATGAGTGAATATGGGTTGATGTTTGAAAACAAGGGAACAAAAGGTACACAAATTAATCACGACCATCACGGCAAAACAAACGCTACAATTAGAGATGATAACGATTATGAAATATCGGAAATAAAAAGTTCAACTAAAACAACAGGCCAACTTAAAAGATGGGGCATTGTTAGATTAGTAGAAGCAACATTTGATTGGCATTTCAATTCCGTAGATGCCGAATCTGTAAAGGGAATAGATGAAATTGAATTGTTAAACTTAAGTGAATATAAAAAATATAATAGTGGAAATACTAGTGATATAGATACCCATGATTTATACACACAAAAAGGAAACAAAATTAACAGTTTAACAAAAATTTCTCATTCATTAAATATGTCTCAAATATATATGTTAAGTCCTAATATTAAAACTAGTTATTTTGATTATTCTTTATTAGAGAGAAATGGTAATGACTACAACCCACCAAATATTTTGTTACCCATAATTAGTGATGGTGGAACTTTAGAATCAATAAATAGTGAAAATGTTATAACAGACTCGGCTTTTCATGTGGAAAGAATAACTGGAAGTTCTCATACTGTGCAAATGAAACACACTTCTAAGGTATTATCTGCTTTGTGCAAACCATATTTACCCAACCACGATACATCATCAAACTTCACTCAAACCCCTTATGATATAAATTGGCCTAGTAAAGATATTTATGAAAATTGTATTGCGATATTTAAGGATATGAAATCGGGTAAAAAGAACAGCAAAACTTTACTTAAAATAACTAGTAGTCCATTAATATTAGATGATTTACCTAGTTTAGATAATAACATAGGAGACAGGTTAATTACAGGACAACCTACTGGTAATATTATAACTAACAACGCGAATAATAATACTAGTTCTAGTAATAATATGGTTTTTATAGGAACAAAAACTAAATATTATCCTTTTGATAATAGAGAAGGATATGATACGGACTTAGAATCTGACACTCGGTTTTATGCTCATGCTAATGCGTCAAATACTAGTGGAGAATTATATTCCGCACAAATGTTTTTGAAACCACAGTTTAATATTACATCTGATTTAGCATTAGGTGCAGAAATCACGTTTACTATGAATACTAATTCTACACATCATTGGTTAAACTTTGTACCTAATCTTACAGGATATTACATTGTCGGAAGTAAAACAATAGATGGAAACTTTTTGCCTACTTCTGAAAACGGTGCGATTGTAGGAAAAGGAACACCGAATTATATTGGAAAAATATTATCTCATACTGTATCGGGTAGTCCCGATGCACATACATTAACATTTGACAAGGCAATAGTAAATTCTACTGATGGAACATTTTTTAGATTGATGAGATTATCAGATACAGTCTTTGAAGAAACCCCCGATTATTTTGAAGTAAATGTCATGCAAGATTCTGGATTAAAATATGATACGATTCCCGAAAATTTGAGAACTGGAGAAAATACGGGTAAAGACCAATTTAGTGAAGGAATATATTCAATGTATATGTTGTTGGATATAGATAACACTAATATATATTTAGAACGAAGACAATTAGGAAACATTAGTACTGATTTACTTTCAAACAATGCTGAAATAAACTGTTATATTACCGATGGTATTAATTTACAAACTAAATCTTTGACAGTTACTAAAACTAGTAGTTCTGTTAAATTTGAATACGATGGTGTGTTAAATGGTGATGGTTGTGTTTCTTTTGGTGAAACTATTGATGTAACTATTCCTAAAAAATTATCAATAAAACCAACAAAATGTTATCTAGGAACTACATTTAGTATTGGTGGAATTGTTGAAAATGAAATAGAAAATATTGCTAAAGAAGCAGGGTTAGATTTGAACTACGAACAAAGTCTTAGAGATTATACAACTAACTTAGTTAATTCAGTTAGTGGAAATGTAATAACTTGTGTTGATAAACCAATTGATGTTGTTGTAGGAGATGTACTTTATACACAAGAAGGATATTTGGTAGGAAAGGTTTCTGCTGTAAGTGCTACTACTATAACAGTTGACAGTATAATTTTCGTGCCTTCTCCTTACGATGAACTAATTAGAAGACAAAGAAAAACTCATGTTTCCAATGTTAAATTTGAAGATACAGATTCTTTTAGTGCGATTAATTTCCTAGCAAATAAAAGAGGATTAGATTATAAAATATCTAATGGTGAAATAGTAGCGAAGAATATAGAAGATGTTCATAGTCTTAGGAGATTTTCTATTAACTATAAATCAGGACATAATTTAATTTCGGTGGAGAGTAATAAATCATTATTTGATAAAGCAAATAAAATAATTGTGGTTGGTGATGGAGTTAAGGCAGAATCAGAAATACCAACAAAGAAAAGAACAAAAACTATTCGTCATGTTGATTCTTCAATTAAATCGTTATCAGATGCAAAAATAAAGGCAATGCAACTACTGCAAATACATAATGCAGATATACGAAAAATAAAATTAAAATTACAAAAAAAAGGATTAGAATTATTAGAAGCGGGAGATATTTTAACTTTAGATTTCCCGAATCACGACATACCGATTAACGATTATCAAGTCTTTGAAATTGAAAATATTTTAGATGGAATATCAACTATTACCGTTGGAACTTTTAATAAAACAATTGCTGAAAGATTGGGAGAACTTTCTAGTAATCAGACTAGAAGTTCCCTTACTTTATTCGGTAAAAATTCTGTACAAAGCGTTGTAGGAAAAAGTGTATTTGATTCATTTACAATACAAAATGGCACAATAGAATATAAGATAACTAGTTCTAGTGCCAACTTAGGATTTGATAGTGCATTAGGTTTCGATACGTTGTTAGGATTTGGTGCAGGGTCAACAACATTAAAAACCTACAAGAGTGAAAAGGATGTATAAGTATGATAGTGAATACAGGTAAAGAAGAAATAATGGCGAATTATATTATGTCTAAATATACGGTTATTAAGATAGGTGATGGTTCGGATAGCACTTCTCCATCACAACTTAATTTAGACCATGTTGTTTATACACACGCTACTAATGTAACTCCGACTAGAGTTGGTTCTACTTTAATTTGGAATGTAGATTTCTTAGGTTCTCAAATACCAACTTCGGGAGTTAGTGAATTAGGTATATTCCATGACGGTACAGGAAGTGGTTCTAATGCGGGCGCAATGTTAACAAGAGTAACATTCACTAGCACAGGCGTAGTCGCGGCATCTGATACGGTATCTTTTACAATTAGAGTGGAGTTGAAATAATGGTTAACAATACAGGATTTATTAGTAGGTTAGGAGCAACAACGCAATTAGTTGACGGAACTGATGCAATACATACAGGTATAATTAAAACCTTAAATGTTGCAATGGGTCAAAATAGATTAATTAGTACAGCAGTTATTACTCAAGGAACTACTTCAAATTATACCCATTATGAGATAGAGAAAACTGATGGCGGTGATAATGCTTTAACTGCTATTAGAGATGGTATGGTTGTTTCTGTTCCAAATAAAAAAATAACAACTCACAACCCCGCTATTACTGCAAATGCTTCGGGGGGTAAAGATTGGTATGGTTTAATTGTAATTGCAGACGGTACAGAAAGTGGTGAAACGTTAAACAACTTGTATTTCAGAGAAGGGGCAGTAACAGGTAAAGCGAATACAAGTACTGCTACCGTAGCAGAATTAAAAAGTGGAGATATACCAATTGCTTTAGTTAAATATACTGCGGGTTCTGCTATTGGGGCTACTAGAGATATACAATGGTTGACAGGAAATGTACAAACTTCTAGAGGTTTTTCTGCAATAAATGGTGGTTCTGAAACTTTCAAAATAAATCCGACAGGAACTATTTCATATGGTTCTGCTACTATTACTCTTCCATCTTCAACAGGAACTTTAGCAAGAACTGCCGATGTAACTTCTTCAATTGCTGCTATTTCCACAGGAAACGGAGGTCTAATTCCATCAGCAGGTAGTGCCGGAGAGTTCCTGAAACACGATGGTACTTTTGGTACTCCTAGTTATATTGCTAATACTAATACTCAAAATGAATATGCTACGTCTTTTGTAGATTCTTCTAATGATATAATATTACGATTAACAGAAAGTGGCGCAGGTTCAGGCACTCAAGATATTAAGTTTGTAGCGGGTTCTAATGTTACACTAACACACACAGATGCTAATAATATTACAATTGCTTCTACTGATACTAATACCCAACTACCATTAATAGATAGCGATACAATGACAGGGGCATCCGCTACTAATGTCGCATCTGCGGAATCAGTTAAAGCGTATGTAGATAGTCAAGTATCGGGGCTAGTTAGTTCTGCACCTACTGCTTTGGATACTTTAAATGAATTAGCAGCAGCATTAGGAGATGATGCTAATTTTGCTACAACAACTTCAACTGCTTTAGGTAATAGATTAAGGATAGATTCTGCAAGTCAAAACTTAACAGCAACACAAAAATCTAACGCTATTACTAATTTAGGATTAGGTGCTGCTGCTACTTTAGGAACTGCTGCTATTGCTGATGGTGGTACAGGTTTGGCTACGGCAGACCAAATACATACTTTCGTAACGGGATTAGGATACACTACTAGTTCACAAATATCGACAGAAGCAGTACAAGATATTGTTGGTGCTATGTTTACTAGCAATACAGAAACTAGAGTTGGTGCTACTTACGATGATACTAGTGGTAAAATTAATGTTGTTGTTGATGACATGACAGCAGATACAAATAAATTTCTTTCCGGTCTATCATTAAGTGGAACTACAATAACTGCTACTGTAACGGGTGGCTCAAACCAAACTCTAGATATTGCATCGGTAAATACAGATACAAATACTAACATTGGAACTACTGATATTATTAGTGGTTTAACTGCTTTATCTAGTATAGACATAGCAAACGATAGTTTAATTTTCCGTGATAATAGTGATTCGGGTGCAGTTAAAAAATTAAGTTTAACAGAATTAATGGGTGCTGTAACTGAATCATTGATACCTTCTCTTTCAACTGCTAAAATAACAAGTGGAACTTTTGCTACTGCTAGAATACCTACTTTAGCACAAAGTAAAATTACAAGTTTAACTTCTGATTTAGCCGCCAAAGTCCCTACTTCTAGAACTATTGCAGGTAAGGCACTTTCTAATAATTTAACATTAGGAATAAATGCCGCAGGTAAATTAGAAATTAATGATGGTGGAACTGCGGTAGTTATACAAAATGCTAGTAATGCTGATGTTATATTTGATAATTCTAAAATAACTACTGCAACATTGGGATTAGATAATGTAACTAA